TCGGCGAGATGCTTCCTGACTTCCGTGGGCTCCAGGTCTCGAAAGTGATAACAGCGGGTATGCACCGCCAATGCAGCACTGACGCCTTCTGAATCGGGTGTCTCTTTCGCATCGCGCGTGCGCACCTGGTCGAAAACTGAAATGCGGGCCTTGCCCTGAGCATTCTTCAGCAGGTCCTGGTTGGAATGGGTCACCCACTCATCAATGCCGTTCTTGCCGATATCGGTGAAATATGTGTATCCGTTGGCAAGCGGATCGGCCGTGCTGTCGATCGCAGCCAGCCGGCGCTTGAACTCGTCGGTAATTTGCTGGCGGATGGTGGTCTGTGACATGAGTCTGGAGTCTGGAGTCTGGAGGCTAGTTGCCGCTCGAGCGGGCGTCGCGATACACGCGAGAGCCAGCACCGCGGCGATAAGCAGAAGGTGACAGGCGAAACGTTTCATTGGATCCTCCGTTGATTGACATGAAATTACGCGGCCGGTTGTTTTCCAACCTTCTCGCCTTCGACGTTTGTTACCACTCCGGAACTGTCGACGGCCTTTGCCTGCGTCCCGGCGCCGGTGACGTTGCTGTCTTTGGCCCCGAGCAATCCGAGCGCGGTAGCAATTAGCCCGAGGTTCAGCATCACCATTTGGGCGTTATTCACGACGGCCATGAAGTCTTTCGCTTTCCAGGCGACCTGAATGTTGACCGCCAGGCCAGCGATCGCGATGACGGCCGACCCCGTGGTCTTCCAGTTGATGACGCCGATTTTTGCGAATACCGTTCTCAGCATGAATGCCTCTACTGACATTTCTCCGGATGTAGCCGGCAACCGAATTGCGGCAGCGCACGGAAGCGAGCTGCGACGTCAGCATCGCCGTCACTTATCGCAGTGGCGGCCGCGCGCGACTTACCTGCGGCTGGAGCCGCGCCCTGGCCTGCCTGCCCTGCCGCGGTAGCTGGCGGCATAAAGTGATCGAGAAAGAAGTTGAGACCTATCTGCGCCAACGCAAAGGCCGATTGAAAGCCCTCATCGTTGGAAAGCGAGCCGATCACGTCGGTCACTGCCGGCAGCATCGATCGCACCAGCGCGCCCATTGTGGTCGCATCACTCGCGGCCGCGGCGTCAACCAGCTTGCCGGCGTCATCGATGACAACGCTCCAGACGGCGACGAACTGAGGCGACTTCTTCGCGATGATTGGCGCGGCTGCTTTGCACGATGCCAGGATGTCTTTCGCAAACGCGACGTTCCGATCCTTTTCGGATTGGCTGCAGGCTTTGAAGCCGGAAGTGGCCACGAGCAGCGCGACGATCGCGAGGATCGTCGCTGCGAATTTGAGATTTGAGATTTGAGATTTGAAAAGCATTAAACTTCCTTCAGATAAACACGGGCGGCCTGGGGGCCGCCGTCTGCTATTACCTTTGGGGTGATTTTGTAGGTCTTACCATAACCGTCTTCGTGCGATTCCAGGTCCGGCATCGTGAACGTCATCCCCGGGTCGACGTCGGCCAGGTCAGTTGACTTGCACACGAACGAAGGGTTGCTGGCGACGACGTCGGTTTCGCCATACATCGGGACGTCCTGGGTGTCTTCACTGAAGATGACATCCAGCTCGCGCAGGAAAACCGGCACGGGCGGATCGTCTTCACTCATGGCGACGTTGCCGTCGTCATCTGCGGTGAAGATGCGACCGGCAACACCCACGCCGTCAGTGTCAAAGAGCGAATCCAGATCCGATTTGCTGAAACCGGACGGCATCAGTTAAGCGCGCAGCAACTGTGAAAAGCCGCGGCCGGCTGCGTCAATCGGATAAGTTTCGGGCTGTGCCTGGATGGCAATTACGGCGGCGTAACTTCCGGCTGAACCGTCGCCGCCGGTGAAGGAAATGTCCAGATAGCGCTTTCGCTTTCCGCGCACTCTGACGATCACGCCAAACAGAAGATTGTCTGCCGTCGCCGCCGGGAGAGTGGCCGGCGAAACCGAAAAGTCCGCGTTCGGGACGTCCGCCGCGCCCGACATGCCGGAATCTTCGGACTCGGTCACCTTCAGAACTGCGACGGCGATGTCGAGCGCGCCGAGGATGACGAGAAACATCAGTTCACCCCAACCCTGGGTGTCGATCGCGGCCGTCGTAAACGCAGCGTTATCGACGATCGCCGCTGGCGGCGTCACGGTCGTGAATTTCAGTGTGTCAAGTACGTGCATGATTTTTTCTCTCCTGTTTCGGCTTCCTGAGCCCTCTCTTACGGTCGGGCGTTACTGCCCGGCTGCCACGCCTTTTAGGTATGCGCCGTGATGAGTCCGACGATTGGGCCGGGAGCGGCCACTGCGCCGAGGGCACGCTCGCTCGCGGTTGCGGAAGCGCCGCCAACGTCGTGCACGTTGATGTCCAGCCGCTCAATTCCGCGAATTACAATCTCGTCGGTGTTGAAGCGGACGTGCTCTGACAGCGCAATGTCGAGTTCACGCCTGACGCCCATCCGAGCCGCCAACGGAAGTACGCCAAAGAGCGCGACAACCTGGTCGATAGCCCAAATGCTCGGCATGATGATTGTTGGCACGACCTCGTAACCCAGCAATCGCAGAGACGAGCCAGCGGCGATCATGTCGGCGGTAATGCCGCCCGCGTTCATGATTAGCGGCTCGACGACCTCCGCATAGAACGATGGGTTGATGTACCACTTCGGCGTTTGCTTCATCGCATAGGCCGGCAGCTTCGCTTTTGTCTTGCTGAAGTCCGAAAGCACGATGCTGCCATAGCTACCGGTGCCAGTGGCGACCCTCAGACCCGACGTTTGCGCGATCGTCGCAGCGGCGCCGCTCGCCAGCTTCAGGCTTGTCAGCTTCGTGCAGACGCCGGTGATGCCACCGTTGGCCGCCTCGGCAGCGCCAATGAACCCGGCACGGTCTTCCTTGAACGTCACGGCAAGCGCGATTTCGCCCGCTAGATCGTCACCGAAGTTCACGGCGGAATCTTCTCGGATTTCGCTTGAGAAATGGTCCAGCACCGTTAGCTTCTTAGTCTTCAGGCCAACCAGGCCCCATTTCTTTTCTGATTCTTCGAGGGCTACGCCTTCGTCTTCCCAGAATGCTTCCAACCCGCCCTCACGACGGAGGTCAGTGCGCGAATCCGACGCCATCGGCACAATCTTCGCGTTGCGGCGGAAGTCGCCATACGTTTCGAAGAGCGCGATGATGTCGTTGCCAAACTCGTTGGGAACGGTGTAGCCGCCCAGCTCGTTCACGCTTCCGGATTGGCCGCGGACTGCAATCAACGGGATGTCCTGGTCCTTGCAATACTGGATTGCGCGGGCCTGCATCGTGGCGACAGAACGTGGGGTTGAAATTGTGGCCAGCGCCCACATCGCGAACCGATAGGCTTTGCGCGCCGACTCGCCATGACTGGCACCACGGAAATTCTTTGGCACCGAGTAGAAGGCCGGCTCTACGGTTACGCCGGAGCGCGCGGCGATGGCTTCTGGACTTCCGACCGCAATCGCTTCCTGCGCCTTCTTCATTTCATCGAGCAGCGAACGCTTGAGGTCATCGAGCGTCTTGTTGTCTTCGAGCGCCAGCGTGCGGGCCATCGTGCGGAATTGCGCCTTTTGGGCGTCACCGTCGCCACAGTCCTCGCCGACTTTCACAAACTGCGCGATGCGCGTTTGGAGCTTCTCTTCAGCGGTCGGCTCGACGGACCGCTGTTGGACAGGATGGTCCGGGCAATTAGCGGTCGTGCATTCGGTGGCAGAGCGGGCTGTACACTTCATTGTCGTTCTCCTGTGGTTTTTGCTGGGGTGATTTTTTGATTTGGAGCGTCGATCATCCTCGTCTTCGAGGGAACGCTCGCCGTGAGTTGGGCAATCGTCGTCAGTGCAATCCTCGGCATCGAGTTCGCACTCATCATCGTCACCGGCATCAGCCATTTCGCGGCCAACGCCGACACTGATGTCTGCCGGAATGCTGGCGATTGAACCTTCGAACGGTTCCCAATCCAACGCACGATAGGTATCGTCCTCGCCGTCCTTCGACTTCTCGAGCTTGATTTCGTGGATCATGAAACCGCCGCTCGTATTGCGCCGGATCCCGTCACGCACGTCCTGAAAAACATCGTCGGCCAGCGTGCTACGCGAAAAGCGCGCCGTGGCTTTGGTCTTACCGTCCTGGATGCGCACGTTTTCGAGAACACCGATCTGCTGGTCAGTGTCGTGATTCAATAGCAGAGGCGGGCCGGCTTTCATCCGGTCCATGCGCACGGAAGCTTTTTTGTGGTCAAGAATTACGCGGCCAAACCACCATTGCTGGATAGGCGCGTCGGACAGGATCGTCATTTCGACGGTGCGCTTCTCAACATCAATCCCGCCGTCGCGGTCTTCGATTTCGAGCGCTACGTCAAAAAGGAGTTTCCGGCCGACAAGGTCGCGATAGGTGCGAAGGCCACCGCGGTATTGCTGTCTCGCCAACGCGCGAGCATGAGTGCCAACAACGTCATCAAGCCGTTTAGGGGTGCGGACTGGCATCGGGGGCCAATCCTAGTTGAAAACTTTGCGCGGGTGGTTTGGAGGGTGGACTTAAGTGTAAAGGATGAGGCCCCGGTTCTTTCCCTACTTATGCCGACGCGAAGAACCGGGAAGAAGTCGTCAGACCGATCGGGTACGGTGACCCTCGCGGAACTTTTGAAAGCGATTGGATCGTATCAGACGAACAGGACCTCTTCAAGCAATACGCGAATCGCCGTTGGATCGACGCGCGGGCGGCAGCAGAAGGTGACGGAATTCAGGCAGCACGCGTTCTGTGCCGCCATCGCCGTCGACCGTGTCCTCTTCGGCGGTGCCGGTTGGGGTTTCGTCGGTTTTGTCTTCGTTCGGAGCGGCGGTACCGGATTCCTCAGCGTCTTCCTTTTTGGTGGTTGGCTTTGGCTGATCAGGTAGCACCTTCAAACCGAGCTTTTGAATCAGCTTTTCGGCCCGGGCGATCTTCAACACAATCTCTTCCCACTTCTCGCCATTCTCGGCTGAATAATCGATGTGCGAATCGAGGAAGTTGTTAATGGCCAGAATCGTCGCCTGGATTTCTTTGAGCGGCTCCATCGAGGGCCAGCCGCGCGGACGCCATAGCGCCCGAACCCGCTGGAGGTCGCGATAGTCACAACTGATTTTGCCTGCCAGCCATGCTTGCTGTTTGAAGTTGAGACCTGGGCCGCTGAAGACCCCGCGCTCAAAATGCTCAATGTCAAAGTTCTGGTCGTAACGATAGCCGGCCCGCTCTTCCAATTGGCCCGCCTTCGCCGTGGAATAATTCACGTCAGATAAATCGTTGGCGAAAGAGAAATAGGCTTTGCCCATAACGGCGGCGGCGAGGCGTAAAGCTTTTCACATCCCAACCGGGCGGAAGAATGGTTTGGATTGCCGGTTCAACCTGGCGCTCAATTGGCTGCGCAATCTGAAGGCCGTTTGCATCCGTCGCGGTTGACTGACTGGGGCCAGCATCCTCGTCTTCATCCTTAGGCGGTACCAGATAGGGCAACTGACACTGTTCGACATATGAACCGACCAGGTCGGCGTAATCGAATTCGTCCAGCACTTTGAGCGTCAGCGCGGCCGTGTGCGGCTCCGGAACTCCGCGCGCCTGATCGTCGCCGTCAAGCACGACAAACGCATGGATGAACTGGCTGGCTTCGACTCGCTGGCGGAAGGGCGTCCCTTGCGGCCGCCCACCGAAGAGATACTCGCTGGGCGGCATGGTAAGCCAATATGCGAGCGGCTTGCCGTATTGGTCCATCTCAACCGACATGATGATGCGGTTGCCGTTGGGGAGCGCTTCGTTGTAATACTCGTCGAGCCATGCAACATCGATGAACTGCAATGCGAAACCGAAGGCATTGTCAGCGATAACTTTTCGCACCAGGACTTCGCCGTCACGCTTGCGCGTGCGCCGGAAGAGACGCGCCTGATCGGTGTGCGACATCTTGCCTGAGACTGAGCAGTTCTCAGTACGACACCATTCCTTCCAGGCGTCTTCAATCTCTTTCAGAATTTTAAGATCGCGCGGCGGGACCGGGTCGTCGCTGGTTGGGTCCCAGTCGGACATGCTGAGCAGCGGCGTGTAGCCCTCCCAGCCGGGTCCGTTATTCATCTCCAGTTCGAGGTAGCGCTTAATGTAATCGTCGTTCTGCGCGAGAATGCGAATGCGGTTGCGGATGTTGCGCAGCGACTGGCGCAGCTCGCGGTTGATAGAGATGTGGGTCAGTGGCCAGTTGGCGTTTAGACGATCGAGCGAGGCGACTTTGTAAGCCCGGGTGAACGGGTCAGGTTTGCGTTCGCGCACAGCGGCAGCGAAACGAGCGTCGATGGCGGCGATTTCATCCTTGCGTCGCTCGATGCGCGTTATTGTTTGCAGAGCACCGATTTGCAGCGCCTCACGATTCTGGCGGGCGCGGGCCGCGATGGATGCTTCGCTGTCGAGATTCAGATTTTGCATTTCCCTGCTAACTGAGAATCGGGATTGCCACCGCTGACACATCAATGCCGCCGGTCCCGTCGCCCGTGGCGGCCGTGGCCGTCACGAGTAAGGTTTTACCGGCGGACAGTGTGCCGTCGTATTGGATCTTGTCGCCGGCGGTTCCGGTGTTCAGCGACTGTTTAAATTTATGCGTGGCTCCGGTCTCGCCGATGTCGAAGGATGACCTTGTTCCTGTGCTCTGGGCGAAGGTTTCATTCACCGTCACGAGGATCTGAAGCTCGCGATCAACTCCGCTCGACGCCAAGAGTGTCTGTGCCCCGGTCGCTGTCTTTGCATAACTCGCCTTGACGCCGGCGACGGCATTATAGGTCCGCAGTTGCCCGTTAGCATCGAACGTTACGGGAGCGCCCGACGTGAGGTTGAAGAATTGAAATAGCGCTTTCGATAGCCGCGCCAGCCAGTTACTTGTGAATTCCGTCATACGCTCACCTCAATCGAATGTTCACGTTTTGCAGGAACGGCGCGCCGTTGCGCAGGCGCTCGGCTCGCACTTCCTGGTTATAGAGTTGCTGCCAGCGCGTCTCAGCAATAAGCAAATCGGCCATCGTCATGAACCGAATGGTCGTGTTGCCGATGGTGCGCTCTGACTGGGCTGCGGTCGCGCGGCCGGCCATAGCGGCGCGGATGGCGTCGAGCGTTTTCTTGGTCTCGCTGCGGCCGTCGTAAACCGTTGCTGCATCCGTCACCGCGAGGCTTTGTTTGACAATTACTTTGCCTCGGTCGCGAAGGTACTTTTCGGCGCCTTGTTCAACCCAGCGCTCCCAGTAGTAATCACCGGCGGCAAGCTGGTCGCTGGCGGGTGGCAATGGATCCGCATCAGGGTCCAGCGTGGTGCTGGGAATTGTTATCAGCCAGCTTGAGCCGTCAACAGCAATCGCATCATCTTCAGTGAGATTCAGACCCTTGCCGGTACCGCTGCCGGGGCCGCGCAGGTAGTACTTGAGCGCCCAGCCATCGGTGGGGCTGTAATCAGGATCGGAACTCCGCCACTTGACGGTTTCGCCGATGATGATTTCTTTGGGCTCGGAATCTGGGACTTGCGGCGTCATTGGAATGGCCGCAATAGGATACGGGCGCGGGAGCGTCAGGTGGTTTTGAGGGTGGACTTAACCGCGCAGAGGAAGGGAGTTATTTGGCATTTGAGATTTGTCATTGGAGCAAGTCGTAATAATCGGGTCGGCCCTCGATCATCAAAGTGCGGCGCGCGTCATTCAGCCAGTGATTTTTCAGGTGACGCGCACGCCATCGGTCCAGAATCGTGGCCCTCCTAACGAGCATTCGCAGAACCGCGAGAAAGTCTTTCTTTGGGACTGTCTCTGAATTTGGATCGCGAATTAACACTTTACCACCTCCGCGGGTTGTAGCCGCCCGGGCGGCGGGGGATGCGGAACGAGCTCGGTGATGACGGTTGGCGGGTGGCGGGTGATGGTTTGGGCTCGCCGCCGTGACCGTCACGGCCGTCGTCATCCGATCCTTCCGGCTCACTGCCTTCATCTGAGGGTGCGATGTGTTTCAGACGCTCTATCGTGTCCATTAGCACTTTCTGATAGCTCTTCAGGTTCGGCTTGAGACAGCGCAGCGCGGCCAGGTTGTAGACTAGGTTGTCCCAGCCTTCGTTGCGAATGCCCTCTCGAATCGGCTGCCAGATATATACGGGATAACCGCGCCGATCGAATCCGGGCTTGCGGCGCTCGCTGGCGATTTGCCCGAAATAATCTTCGTCATACGCCGCGGCTTCAGGGAAGTGAGACGAACCCGGACCGCCGACCCATTTGCCTTCCTTGTTCCAACCGGACTTGAGCGCGGCGAAGACGTTATCTTTGGCGGCGTGCGTTCCGATCGTGCGAAGTTGAACGTTCCACCGGCCGACCCGGCTCGCTTTCTTGGGTGCAATCGGCGCCGTCGGATTCGAGCTGCCCTTGATGGCCCAGTAGTACATGCGCCGGGCGCGGTCCTTGCGCCAGTTCCACCGCGTGGTTCTCGCTTTCTTGCAGAACTCATAGACGGCTTCACTGTTGAAACCCGTGTCGATGCAGCCGCAGGTTATTCTCAGCTTTGGACCAAGCTCGTGTTGCCATTCCTGATCGAGATAATCCCACAGCTCATCCCAGACTGTGACTTCGCCTTCAATGTCGACGCGCGAGGGGTCACCGCGAAAGACTTTGTAATCGATGGACCAGCGCTCTTCATCGACACTCCAGCCGGCCACCTCGCATTCAAGCCGATCGAGTTGCACGTCGACGGCAAAGGTCAGCAGCACCACCCCGGCAGGAACGGCAGCTTTGTAAATCTCGGTGCGATAGCTAAGATCCTCCTTATCGATTTGCTCCCAGGGTTTCCAGAGCTCGCCGAGTGTCAGATTGACGAATGCTTGTTTCGCCTCGAGATTGTTTTCACGCGAGGCTTTGGTGACCTCTTCAGCCATCTGGGCCATGGTCACAAACGTCGAAGCGCTGCCTGGGAACCAGAAGCCGGCGACGCCGTTGAAGGCCGGGTGTGAATACCAATCCCAAAGACTGAGATGACCGACACCTGCAGCTACGGCCGCGCGTGAGATCCAGCGATAGTTGTGCAGCATTTCCTTGCGCTCATCCTCATCGAGAATCACTGCACAGTGCGGGCACACATACTTCGCCTCGGCAGCCGGCAACCCGAGCTTGGTCCACTGGACGTTCACCCACAAAGAATCGCGGCAGAGTTCTTCATGCGGTTTCTGCCAGGCGTCGCAGCCAGGACAACGACACCAGAACTCGCACATGTCGGACGCTTTGTAAGCCTGCTGGATGCGTGACTGGCCGTCGATCGTCGGTGAAGAAGTTTTGATGATTAACGCTTCGCCGGTCCGCTGGTAGTGCGTGGTGCGTTTGTAAATCATGGCAATCGGATCCCCCTGGGGATTGTCGGGAGTGCCGATCTTCTTTGGCATGCGGTCGAGTTCGTCGATTACGGCAAAGCAGATTGTTTTTGATGAGACGTCCTGGACCACGTTCGCGCTGACGATGAAGATTTCGCCGCCGGGAAAAAGCTTGTGCATGCGCGTGTTGCCGCTGTCACGAACGCGCGGGTCTTCAATCAGGTTGCGCAGTACGGCGGTCTCGCGGACCATCGCGTCGAAACGGCCGGTGGAGAATTCTTCGCCGGCTTCCTTTTTCGGATACGCAACCAGGATAGGCACCGGGTTAATGTGCATGAAAAAGCCGGTGTAGTTAAGCACCACTCCTTCGGTCTTTCCCCATTGCGCGGCGCCGCCGATGTCGATCTCCTTCACCCGGACGTGGCTGCCGGCTTCGAGGATTTCGCGCAAACCAGGCACCCGATCGGTTTTCCATTTAGAACCGGCCTCGGGACCGTTAGAGACGGTGCGATATGTGTCGGCCCATCCGGCGGCCGTTATGTTGGCGTCCGGGATCGCGGCGATGAGGGCCTCGCGAAAGATTTGTTGAACGGGGGTGAGTGCGGGAGTCATGTTGCGAACATCCCCGGATAGTCGCGCTTCAACTCGTCGAGAATCAATGACTGGTCAGTCTCGCCGGCGCGCTGAAGTTCCGGATCGCTCTTACACTTCCGCAGGCGTTTCGCGTTCTCGTACCAGTAGCGTTTGATTCGGCTATTCAGCGCTTTAAAAATCTTCGTCGCCTCATCACGACACTGGCGCAGCACTTCGGTCTCGATCGTTTTGCTGTCGATTTCATATTTCAGCTCTGCGTTTTTAGCGTCGGCGAGCAACTTTCGGTTTCTGATTTCGACCGACTTTGGATCATCGCCAGCTTCCAGGATTTGCTTGACCGTCAACTTGCGCTTGCCCTTATCAGTCAGACGGAAGCCTCTGAACTTTGGCCCGCCGCGCGTTTGTTTTTCGAACGCGGGTTTGATCTGCTCTTTGCGCAGACGGTTCCGGACCGTGTCGCGATCCAGCATGAACATTTCGCCGAGCGCGCTGATTGAGAGAATGCCACGCGGCATGTCGGGCTCGTTTGGATCCCTCGATTCAACATGGGCCGGCGGCGCGGAGGTAGCGCGTTCAGCTCGCACCGCAGTGACAAAGGCAGCGATGAGCTGCTCGACGCCGGCATCTTCGGGCAGTGTGTCCCGAATTTCAGTAATCGTCCGGCGTGACAGTCCGGTGAGCGTGACGGCTTTGGAGATTGAAAAGGACTGAGGGGTCATGCGACGAATTCAATGCGACGCGGACCGGCGCTGGGTTTCGCTTCCGGCACGGCGCCGCTCTTGTCATGGTGACGAACGCGGTCACGAAGACGGAGCAGCGAGTTGATTTCCTTTTGAACGGCCAGCGCTGTCTTCGGGTCCTTCGCATCCTTCGCATCCTGGTAAAGAGATTCGAGTCGCCCCAGGGCCTTGCCGACTTCGGTGTCCAGATTCAGAGCTTCGGCCGTCTTAATTAGCCGGTCAGTCGCGCGGTCGATAACGTCACTGAGGACGCGCTCCGTGACGCCCCACTTATGAAACTTGGCGTGTTCGCCGATTTGGTCGCGCGTCAGGCCGCGACAAAAGAGCTGATAGACCTCGCGAGTTGCCAGCTCCGGCGTCAGTTTCTTTGTTTTCGTTTTTTTCTGGCCGATCATTTTCCGTTGTTGATGAAAGTTGCGAAAATTTCTGGAGCAAAACCTCCCGCGCAGTGGCGCGTTACCCGTTTCGCGGCAGTTGCTGGGAAGGACCCGCGAGGATGAGATAGCGCCTGTCGATGGCCCTGGCGGGCCGCCCGTCGCGATTGACCTCGCTGATTCGCTTCGCCTTCACCAGGGCCTGTATATCCGATCGCACCACAGGCGGCGGGTATGGAGTGGCCTTAATCAACTCGTCTTTTTCGATGGGCTCTTCAGCCCCAACCTTCGCCACTAGCTCTGCTCGCCGAGCTTTGGGCTGCGTTAGTTGTCGCCTCACATAGCACTGCAGCTTGCGAAGCTCGTCACCGAATACGGGATACTGCGCCGCCAAGATTTCCAACACTCGGGCTAAGGATAGAATCTCCAACTCATGCTCGGTTCGCTGCCCTCGCTGCCTAGTCGCTGCCGCGTGTCGCTGAGTCAGATTGGTAACGTGCAGCTTAATCACGTCGTTAATGTCGCGAGTCAACGCCAGCACTGAGAGTTCCGCTGCCTGCCGTTGTAGCCGATAATTCACGATACGTCGCAGCTTCTTTCGCTTTGTTTGAGTTGGGCTCATTTGAGTTCCTCCAGAATCCGGCCACTATGCCAGTCCCGCGGATCCCAAAGCCCCGCATCTCCACCGGCAGCATTGATTGTTTCGATGGTCCGTTCTTGTTCCCCGGTCGGCTTTCCCATGATGCCCCGCGCGCTATAACCCTTCAGCTCACGATGCAGGATCTT